CAAACATGCATTGCCTTTTCAGGTGAGGATCGTAAGGAGTTTATCAGACCACCAGATCATCCAATGGGTGAAGCGAATGAGGATACAAAAGCATAATGAACGTAGATTCAAGAATAATTACATTAGCCCTTTTCCTTATCGCCCAGTCTGTGGGTGCTATATGGTGGGCTAGTGGTTTATCCTCTGAGGTTAAGAGATTATCTGGTCTTGTGGATAAGTCTGATCAGTTCCAGACTGAAATACAAAGAGCAGTATCTGGTCTTGATGTCCTTAACTTTAAGGTTGAGGAACTATGGAAGGCTATTGAAAGGTTAGAAGAAGTTGACAATGATTTGCGTGAAGTTGATGGCGAGATAATGGTTCAGCACGAAGCCATATTCCAGTGGTTAGCTGAAGATTCCCCAGAACAGACAGCCAAAGGCAACCCGTATGACTGATGATGTTAGTCTTAGCGATAAGACTAGCGTTGGAATGCCTATAAGAAACCTTATAGGTTTAATTGGTACGGTATGTGTAGGGGCATGGGGCTATTTCGGCATACTAGAGAGATTGAATGTAGTAGAAACCAATCAGATTTTGATGTCTGCTGATGTAACAAAGAACTCGACCTTCACTGAGAAGTGGCCTAGAGGTGAGTTAGGCGCACTCCCAGCCGATGCAGAGCAATTCATGTTGATAGAGCATCTCTCTGGTGAGTTTGAAAAGCTACTAAAGAACATTGAGGATGGTAACGCTCCGTTTGATAGACAACAGGCACTTACCCTTGACTTCTACAGGCAGAGAATAGAAGCCTTAGAGAAGAAAGTAGAGATACTAAAGGACAAGGTTGCACAAATTAAATTCAGCAATGGAGCGCACTAATGGAAGTAATGTTTGTATTGCTATTGTATATAAATGATAACCTAAAAGAATACATGGGCCACTGGGAGAATCCATCTACTGGTCAGTGGGTTGAGATGGGAATGTCTGGATGCCTAAGTATGAAACGTACTCTGAAAAGAAATGGATGGAAAGATACGGCATCTGGGAAGACAAGGTTCACTTGCGAGAAGAGAACCGTAGAGTTGAAAACAAATCGGGAAGGAAACATTGTGGTGGCAAAAGTATTATGAATCATTTATATGATGTTCAAATGAGTTGGTGGAGGCACGGTAAATTCGCTTGGTGGATGGCATGGAAATTATTTCTTTTATCGTTGACTGCTTTGGTACATGGAATATTACCGTTTATATTTTCGTCCACCACATCTGATGGAATTAAACAACTGAATGAAAAACTATCTAATAGGAATTAACATGGACAAATGGAAAGAATTAAGTGCTGGAAAGAAAAGATTTTATGTTGCAGTAGGAATATTGATAATCGTTGCAATAGTAGGGCATTTTACTGGCTGGTGGTCATCGCCGGATGTGCCTGTACAGTAGGATGCACGACACTCAAGAAAGCAGCGATAGTCAGCAGTCTGGGGACGACAGGTGCTCTTGTGGGGAACGCAGTGTCAGGGACTGCCGGACTGGTTGTTGGGGGACTGACGACTGCAGCTGTAACGGACGTTGCAACGGAGGTGATGATTGGGTCAACATCAAGTTCCAGTATGAATAGTTGCGCTCCTGATAACTTTTGGACGCTCTTAGGCTCTTTGATTGAGATGGGCGGATGGGCATTAATATTAATAGTAATTGTTCCGATGGTTTTTTCATGGCTTATGCCCGGACCAATTAAATTTAAAGGACGTAAGAAAGACTAATGTTACAAATGGGTGTTAATTCTGAACCACCTTCCGTTGATGTTAAGAAGTTAGTTTCTATCCCAGAGATTCATTGTAGCGTCAATGAAGATGTTGAAAAGATCAGGGAAAATATAAGAATAAATATAAAAAGAGGATTACCACAGGTTCAACCCTACGAAACTCAATGGGATAAAACAGTAGGTATTGCTCTTGGTGGCCCTTCATTAAAGGAGACTTTTCCTGATCTATTAGAGAAGCGTCAAAATGGAATGCCAGTAATTACTATTAATGGCTCCCATAGATATTGTATGTCTGCTGGATTGGTTCCTTCAGCAATGATAATGCTGGATAGCAGGGAATTTAATAACAGATTTGTTTATCCACTAATTGAAGATTGTAAATATTTTATTTCATCCCAGTGCCATCCATCGGTATTTGAAAACCTAAAAGATAACAAGGTATGGATATGGCATTGCGCTGGAGATGACAACTTTGATCTGTTGAAAGAGGTTTATGGGGAAGAGTATTATCCGGTTATGGGTGGTGCAACTGTTGCGTTAAGAGCAGTACATTTGTTAAGAATGCTTGGGTTTTGTAAGTTTGAAATGTATGGATTTGACAGTTGTATTATGGGTGAACACCATGCTTACGAACAACCAGAAAATGATGATGAGGAAGTTATAGATGTCATGGTATCTGGAAAAGAGTTTAGGTGTACTGCGGCAAATTATCATCAAGCAAAAGAGTTCGTTGATATGATTTCTAAAACTGGCGAACATTACGATCTGGCTATTCATGGGGATGGCCTTATCTCACATATTATTAAAAATCCAGATTCATTAAAAATTAAGGAGGTAGTATAAAATGGCGGCTACTGCTTGGAGTTTTTACAATTCCTTTAGGGAATACATAGGCAATGGTCAGTTTGATTTAGACGGTACAGGCACGGGGTTTTATATGGCGTTGCACACAAGTGCGGCAAGTGCTAATGTTAATACTAAGACGTTATCAACTCAGGCATCACTTGCTAATGAAGTTGCTAGTGGTAACGGGTACACTACTGGTGGGGCGTCTGTAACCGCAAGAACGTGGGCATCTGTAGCAACTGATAAGTATCGTTTTGATTCAACTGCTGTTGTATGGACTGCTACTGGTGGAGCAATTGCAAATATTAAATATGCGGTTGTCTACCAAGCTGGCGGTAAATTAGTTTGCTTTTCCAAACTATCAACATCTCAGTTTACTTTAGCAGAAGATAATACTCTTACTGTCACTCCAAGTGCCAGTGGTATATTTGAATTAGCATAGGAGAAATCTCATGGGACTAGAATCTGCAACATATATTAGTGAGTTAGTTTCTGCTAATCCTACTGCTACTGACCCAATATCACAAGGAGATGACCATCTTCGTCTTATAAAGGCTGTTTTGAAGAACCAATTTAGTGGACTTTCTGGAACCACTGCTGTTACGGCAGATGGTGCAGAGATGAACCTATTGGATGGATGTACGGCTACGACTACTGAATTAAACTATTTAGATATTACTACGCTGGGTACTTCGGCAGATTCTAAGGCTCTTACTCAGTCAGCGGGTGGTGTAGTTACTGTAGGTGCTACATCTGGTAATCAGGTTCTGAATATAGCATCTCATGATCTTGTAGATGGTGGTTTAAAACTAGCTGGAACTCTTGTTACTGCGTCTGCTACAGAACTTAATCTATTAGATGGAAAGAGTGTAGTAGGGGATGCGGTTCTAGCTACTGATCAATCATGGAGTGGAGCGCAACGAGGGACTCCTTCTACAGTTACTAATGGAACGCTAGACCTTGATGCTGCAAATAATTTTCTTTACACACCAGCGGCAGCAGACGTTCTAGAGTTTTCTAATGAGGAAACTGGACAGTCAGGATTTATTAAACTGATTAATCCTTCTGGGTACGCTATCTCGTTAGGCTCTGAAGTGAAAGCTGTTTCTACTTTTGCGACTGATGTTTCAACCGCAGGAACTTATCTGGTTACTTACTTTTGTGATGGAACCAATGTTTATGTTTCAGCCTCGGCGGCTCTTGTCTAATGACATTACTTCAATCCGGTATCACTAAATCTCTGGCAGAGTCTTATGATATTGATAACTCGTTGCGGTTTGAAGATGGTGATACTGCTTATCTGAATAGAACACCTAGCGTAGCCGGTGACCGCAAGACTTGGACTTGGAGTAGTTGGGTTAAACGTGGTAATTTTGGGTCTGTTCAAAACATATTTGTTTTTGGTGCTGCAAATTCAGATCAAGTCGTTCTATCAATACATACGGATAAATTATCGTATAGTGTAATTCATGGTAATGTAACTACCGTAGAGTACGTTACGACTCAGGTGCTTCGTGACCCATCAGCTTGGTATCATGTTGTAGTTACAGGAGACACAACGCCAGCATCGCCTCTTTTTAAAATTTATGTGAATGGTGAACAAGTCACCGCTTTTGGTACATCGACCAATAGCGCTGCACAGGATGGCGAATATGCAGCGAACAATACCGTAGTTCACACAATCGGCAATCGTGGATTTTCAACAAGCCAACTTTTTGATGGGTACTTAGCGGAGGTCTTTTGGATTGACGGCACAGCCCTAGATGCAGATTCCTTTGGCGAACTAGACTCAACCACAAACCAGTGGATACCCCTAGACAGCGATGATGTAAAAGATGCTGTTACCTTTGGAACCAATGGGTTCTACCAGAAATATAACTCTACTGAGTTGGCTGCTAGTTTTACGGACAGCATTGGTCCTTGGAATGTAACAGCCTTTACCTCAACTGGCGCAAACACTTGGACTTGTCCAGTAGGCGTAACCTCTGTTGATGTTCTTATTGTTGGTGGAGGTGGTGGTTCACGCTCTACCACTTCAGCTAATATTTATTCTGGCGGTGGCGGTGCTGGTGGTGTTGTTTATGCTTCAGCCTATGCTGTAACTGCGGGTGTTGAATATGATATTACCGTAGGTGCTGGCGGTGCAGCAGAAACTTCATGGGAAGGTAATCAACAAACTAATGGTGCTGATTCTGTTTGGAATGTAAATGCTGAAGGTAGTGGGATTACTATGACTGCTAAGGGCGGTGGTTATAGTGCGACAGGTGGTGGTGCGGGGCTTGAAGCTGGCTCAGATGGTGGTTCGGGTGGTGGTGGATCACAATCTCATTCTAGAGGCCAAGGGAGTAGCAATCAGGGAACATTTACTGGTGCAACCTCTTACGGGAATGCTGGTGGGTCTACTGGCGGTGGCGGTGGCGCTGGAGAGGCTGGGAATACTGCTGGTGCTGGTAAAGGAGGCACAGGTGTATTCTTTTTCAAGTTTCAGGGATACGGTACAGATTCAGATAATGTAGCCTCAACCGGAAGCAATGGCGGTTGGTTTGCAAGTGGTGGTACGCGAGGAGCCACTGGAACTAATGGTGCTGGAGGCGGTGGAGGCGGTTCAGCGGGACCAGCAGCAATAGCTGGG